GAACAGTACCACCAGTATTAGTTCTATATAGGTTAAAACTCATTACCGGGTTAGGACCATAAATCTGTATGTATCCCGGAATACTTAATGTAGCAGTGTTACTAGGTCCTGCGCCATTTGTGTTAGTTGCGGTAACTGTAACTGTAAATGGTGTACCAGCATTGGTATTGTATTGATGTGTGGCAGTGGTAGAACTTGTGGTTGTGTTGCCTGTGCCATCACCCCAATTGATTACATATTGGTTAACATTGCCTTGTGGTACCATTGTTAGCAATATATCTTGCCCTTGTCCACCTGCGGTAACGTTTGCTGAGAAACTAACACTGCGAACAAAGGTATTTGTAAATAAATTTTCTGCTACTGAATTTAAAATATCAATAGCATCTGTTACATAAGTTCCTGTAGAAAATCCTAAATATGCCGCATTAGCTTGTAGGTTTCCACTATTGACTGTTGGCGTACCTAATGTAATTACATTACCCACGACTTCGGTACTTAGTGCGTTATCAACGTAGCCTTTAGTAGCAGCATCTGTAGCAGCTATTGGTGTACCTACATTGATAATTCTATTATTGCCAGCATTTAAATTACCAGTAATATATAGATTACCAACAATATTAACGTTTGCTACAGTTAAGTTACCGCTGATTGTTAGATTTTGTAGTACGCCAACATTAGTAATGTTTGGTTGATTAGCAGTTATTAATGTACCAGCAAGAGAATTTGCGTATACGGTATTCCATTGATTAGTTATATTACCTAAACTGTATACTGCATTGCCTGTGGTAATTAAATGGCCCGATTCGATTAAAATGTTGCCATTTACGACTAAACTTTGGCCGAAATTAGTAGGATTTGGCTCATTAATGCCGACTGTAAAGCCAGCAAAGTCCATGTATAGTAAAGTTGCGCCGAGTGGGCCACTATTAGTGGTGCTGACAAACGAAAGGTCTGAACCTTGTCTGTCTAGTGCTGATATTAACGCATACCCGGGAATTCGACTAATAGCCATCTATTTCTTCCAACCTTTCTACTATTTATCAGAAAAAGTTAGATGGCTGCTGTACTTGAAAAGTTATGTAATAAAAGAATGTTGTTGGTACCAGTTGCTGGCGCCGCTGTGAATGTAATAGTAGTAGTTCCGTTAAATGTATATGCTACACCCGGATTTTGATATACTTGGCCAACAAATACTAGAACGTTTGCTTCAGTTCCAGATGAATATGATTTACTCATAGTAAACTGAGTAGCCACTGTATTACCACTAAAACTATCTTTAATAATATTAACAGTGCCTTCATGTGCTGTTGCGGCCCATGAAGTACCATTGTAATATTCAAATCTATTAGTAAATGTATTCCAACGAGTTTGCCCTACCACAGCAGAATTTGGAGCTATGCTGTTAGTGCCAAGCGGCAAAGCAAAAGCATGACTAGCTGTTTTAGGACCTGCGTTCTGAATAAAGCGTCCCATTTATTATATTCCTAAGTAACTTACTACAGCCGAACACACACTTGGTTGACTGCTTAAACTAACGTTGGCACGAATCATGTCGCCTGGACCTAATGCTAATTTTTCCCAATCAGCTACATAAGTGTCATTTGATGCTAATTGAATGTTGCTATAAATTTGGTTAGCTATTGTTACCGGAAGTGCTACATTGGCTGCTGGCACAACGTAAACGTTAAAGTTTACTGCAGCATTGTATGTATTACAAAAATACATAGTGCTTACTACGCTGTTGCCTGAGCTAACATAAATGTTACTAGCTGTTGTTGTTAAAAGACTATTTGTGATAGACATATCTATTCCTAAAATAATAATGAAAAGCCTAATGCTCTTTTCTTTGTTACTAATTCTTCATTGCTTGATACATCACCAGTAACATACAAACCTGTTTGACCTGCTCCTGATGCCGCAGCATTTAATACTGTTCCGCCTACAGCGGCAGTGTATGTAACGTTAGCATATTTCATATTCAGCGCACCTTGTACAGTGACATATGATGTTGCGGCTACGTTAGCGTAAAGTGTATAACCGTTAATGTTTAAATTTGCGCCTAGTACAGGTGCCTTGTCATCAAATACCGCAGTTAGGCCAGTGCTTGATGTTGTAATGCTAGTAAACTGATTGCCATCACCCGGGCTTCCTGGTGTTACGCCACTAACTTGCCATTGGCTAGCTGTTTCGTTCCAGCGTAATTGTACGTTACCGCCTGGTGCTGTACCTCGGTCAATAAGAACACCTGATGTTGTGCCAATGATGCTTACACCATTACCTGTTTCACCAGCGTTTAACGTAATGAAGTTATCTGTAATAGATGTAACATTAGAGTTAACTTGTGCGCTATTACCTAACACAGTTAAGTTGCCAGTGATAGTAACCTGCGGGCCGTTTAAGGTATATGAGCTATTAAAATTCTTAACTAAAGCCATTTAAAATTTTCCAGTTTCTATTATTTATCTGTTTTCTTAACTACTAGAGACAAAAAAATAGCACCCTAAGGTGCTATTTTTAAAACTAATAAAATTAGTTATTGTCAAGAATTACTGACACGTTTGCCACTGCTGATGATAGATTCCAGCTAACTTTTGTGTTAGCTACAAATTGTGTACCAGTAACAGGAACTAAAGTTACTGTACGATCCCACAATTTTTTAACCCAGTATGTACCGCCAGCTGAGTCAAATGCTTGAATATTCATTTTACCATCAGTTGTAGTAGAAATCAATGCTGAGTTAGCAGCTGCTGTTAAAGAACAAACGCTAATACCGTCTGCTGTTCTAACTCTATATCGATGTCCATTTTTTTGACTAATGATATCACCGTATTTTGTAGTTGTGCTACCATTACCAGCAATGTTAGCATAACATCTAATTGTGTTTTGTTGATTAGTTGATAATGTAACTGATACAGTTGGTGAAGTAATAAGGTTTGGTGCCCATACGTTAGCTGTTGGTGCTGAAATATAGCCCGAACCGTTATTAGTAATTGTAATACCTGTTACAGTGTTGTTTGCAGCAATTACCGCAGTACCAGTAGCTGTTACGCCACCTGGAATTTGTGGTGCTGTAAATGTTACTGTAGTGTTACCTGAGTAATAGTTAGTGCCTAATGCTGTAACGTTTGCGTATACAACAATTTCACCACCTACTCCACCTTTGTCATACTTGCCTAAATATTTTGGTTTAATTGGTCTTCCCATTTGGTTTTCTCCTTAAAATGGTTGGCGTTCTAGGCCTACGCGGTGGGTACCGCATAAACTCCCCTCACGGAGCGAACAGTAATATTTATCAAGACTTAGCTGAATCTAGTACAATAGGGCCTATTTTATCTAATACCTCTGCTACTTCTTGATAGGTATTGTGAAATTTAAATTGTAGTATTTCTCTATAGCTGTTACTGATCAATTCGTGCGGGTGAGCAGCATCTAACATCCAGGCTTCCCCAGGATTAGATGGATACGAAACATGTATGCTACTGTCATTTAAATCGTATATGTTTGTCTGAGCATTAACGTCTTCGCTATACACAACATAATTTATATTACAAAAATTCGGACTACCATCAAGTTTACGTTTTTCATCAACATGTAAAGCAATATTTTCAACTGTTATGCTCATACACACATGATTAAATTTTAATGGTTTAAATAATTCTTTTAAATTTTTGCTCCACGGCAGTGCCATGTTTAACATAGGGCCGCTTAATATATTCCAGTTCTTACCTAGTCCGTCGGTACGAGATAATGTAACTTTTGAATCAAAATTATAGTGTGTTGCTTTATACTGATCTTCATAATCAGCTGAGGTGTATTTCTTTTCATTAGTTGCTACTGTTAGAGTGTTGTATAATTTTCTAACGCGATCCCAATTTTGATTAAGGATTTGTAGATCTACTTTTCTAAGCAAATGCGATGTATCTATCATGATACTAGTATTTACGCCTAACAAAATCTTACTTGACTTTTTAACAGTTAGATAGTATAATTACGGTTCATTTGTATAAGGAGTTTATTATGACTTGGTATACTGCAAAATATAAAAAAAGTAAACCTACTTTTAGAGGTGGTGCTACTAACTATAACAGTGTTAACGCTACTAAGAAATATGTAGAATACTTTTTAGATATACAAGAAATGAATGCGTTACTTTTAACTACTAAAAGTTTTGATGTTAAAATGGATTTACTTTATTGTTTAGACAAGGCAGAAAGTAAAAAACAGTGGCATTTTAGACATCCAAATTTTGATAGAAATGATGCTAATAAGATTTTACAGTTAGTTAAGAATATTCCTCGCACAATTGCATTAGATTATAACGAGAAATATTAATTAGATTTTGGTTGACACTTTGGTTTAATACTATTAATATACTATTTTCACAGTCGGAGATTATTATGCGTAACGATCTAACACAAACAGTGTTTGGCGATCTTTTAGATAAAAGATTTACATTAGCCAAAGTATTAACTATGCTAGATAAAATGGATCTATTACAAAATGGGCAATTAGCTGAACTGGCTATTAGTAAAACATCTGGCGTAGCAATGTGTGACAAACTTACTAAGAATATTGACTTAGTTAGTGGGGTACAAATTAAACATGCTAGGACACATTTACGTCCTACAGGAACTTGGTATGCTACTGTTAGTCGCAAAACCACTGCCCCAATGCTAGTTGTAATATCCGAGTCAAATACAGGCAAACAATATTATCTACATATCCCTTATAAAGCACATTCATATATGTCAGGTAATACTATTAATATTAGTTTTGGCAAGGATGGTACTAGTCTTAACAGTCATTGGTTACGACACAGAGTTGATAGTTATGATAAGTTATGTGAGTTAGCAAAATAATTAGCCGACAAAAAAGCCCCTTGCGGGGCTTTTTATTTCATATCCTAAAGAATAAATCTTATTGGAATGATAGGTTGCTAATACCGATTTGTTCTAGGTAGTCTGCTGCGTTACCAAGTGATGAAGCAGTATTTGTAAGTTCAGCATAACCATAACGTGTCATGAAACCTACTACTGGTTCAAATGTACTTGGATCTAACACAACACCTGAACTCATCAACGGAATATATGGGCAATAAAACGCTGCCGCATCCGCTTCTGAAGCACCTTTGTAACCAACTAGCACTGGAGTACCAGTAGCTGCGTATGAGTTAACATAGATTTTCATAGCATTGTTTAATGTACCAACAAATTTGTTGTTTGTTGGAGCTTCAAAAGTACCTTCTGTACTACGAGCAAAAGCTGATGTAGTAGCTGATTGTAATACTGTTAAAGCTTCTGGTGATACAACTGCCCAGTTACCAGCACCACGACGTGTACGTTGAGCGATCAAGTTTGCTGAACGGTTAATTAAAACCGCTAAAGCAGCGTGTTCGTCACCAACGAATGTAGCAGTACCTGATACAGTAGCTTGGTTATAGTTGTATGTGTTTGGTGAAAGAGCTGCAAGAGAGTTCAAAATCTCTTGGTCAATTTCAACTGTGATTTCTTGTGCTAATGCTGCCATGATTTCAGCTTCAACGTCTAAACCGTGCATAGATTGTGCATCTTGCGCAGCTTCAAATGTCCAACGAGCTGATAGTTTGCGAGTTTTCGCTTCAACAACTTGTTTTAAGATTTGAACGTTGATACGTGAACCTGGTGTACCTTCAAGCGAGCTTGTAGAAGCAGCCAAACCAGTTGTAGTTTGTGCTGAATAGCTATAAGCAATCTTGAATGGTGATAATGCTTCATCACCTGGTACTGCAGCATCACCAGCCGCACCGCTTACTGTCGAATCAGCATAACGCACACGTAATGTGTGAATTTGTGCTACTGGACCTGTCATTGGTTGAACACCGATGATTTCGTTAGCGATAACTGTTGGCATTACACGACGAATCACTGGAAGAATTACGCGGTTTAATGTAGCTACGTTACCTACAGCAGTAGCACCACTAGTTGCGGTTTCCATCAAGTGTTTCTTTGTGTTTTCTAAAATTACAGCCATTGAGGTTCTACGTGAACCTTGAAGACCTTCTAACAGGGCGTCTTTGGTCTCGCTCCAACGGCTTTCTAATAGTTGGTTACTCATTTTTTTAATTTCCTTTAAAAAATATTACTACTATTTTAGCCCTGCTAAACGTTTGATGTCCACAACATTAGTTGGGGCTTCTACGTTTGCTTTAGCAGATTTATCACCAGTTACTTCAACTCGGCTTTCAGCAATCATCACTTTTTCAGCTTTGACTGTTGGAGCATTGTTTAATACTGCTGGTAGATACTTTTCGTACGCAGCCTGTAGTCGGTCTGACTGTACGCTTTCAAGTAGGCTTAACATTACGTCAGCTTTCTCTTTATTTAATGGTTTTAACAATTCTGTTAGTTTGTCCTTGCGGCTTATACTTTCAGTAATCATCTTAACTTCTTTACTCTTGGATTCAACTAGAGCTTCTTTTTCAGCAATTACTTTTTTACTTTCGGCAATAACAGCTTCTTTCTTTGCTAATGCTTGTTGTAATTTAGCGATTTCTTTGTTCTCATTTAAATGAGTAACAGCGAACTCACCAGCAAATGCTTCAAATAGGCGACGACCAAACATATTCTCACGAGCAGTTTGGATATCTTCTTTAAGTTGAACTAATTCTGAGCCTAGATTTTGTGCCACTGCTTCTTTAACAAGTTTAGAACTGCGTTTAATAAATGCTTGTTGTAATTCAGCTAATTTTTGTTTAGCTTCAGCTACAAGTTTAACTTTTGTTTCAACTACAGCTTGTTTATCTTGTTCAAACTCTTTGATTTCTTCAGCTAACGCACGGATAACAAATTTCTCTAACTTAGCAATGCTTTCGTTTTGAATTTTCTTATCTTGACGTAATTCTTGGATTTCTTCAGCTAACTTAGTAGTCATAAAACTATTAAATTTGCCTGCGCTTTCTACCATGTTACGTTTAAATTTAACACGGTCTTCAGCTAGAGCTTGTTTCTCATCGGCGAACTCTTTAAGTTCAGCGGTAAGACTCTCAGTGACCATCTTGTCTAGAGCTTCAACCATCACTTGCTTATCGTGTGAATATCGACTAGCGAATTCTTCACGTAATTCAGCGCGAATTGTTTCACGAGCTTCGTTAATTTGTGATTCCCAAGCTTCTGTAATAGCTACTTGAGTATCTTCATTAATGATGCCGCTTTCTAACAATGGTTTGATAGCGTCTAACATTGTGATCTCCTATTTTAATTTCAAATCTTTGATCAAGCGTGTTACGTGCTCTTTCAAATATTTTTGCACTTTTTGATCTGCGCTTGCTTCACGAGCAATTTCGAATGCCTTAGCACCACCACGCATATTCATCAGTCCTTCGTAAATCGCTGTTGGATACGCATTAGGTGCGCTTGGTTGCGCAACTACATCTACTGTGACTATTTCAAAGTCACTTACCTTGCCGTCACTCTCGCTCACGTTGCCGCTACCACGAGAACTAACGCCTAGTTTTACACCTGACTCTAACATGGTCTGAACTAACTGACCCATTGGAGTAGGTAAAATCTTTAATTTGCCAAAGCCATTAGGTCCATCCATCCACATATCAGTAATCATATGTGAAACACGGTCTAGATTAATTTTCAAATCATCAGGGTGATCAACTTCGCCTAAGACGCTGTAACCACCCTTGATTTGTTCATTTAATGTAGAAACGGCTTTTTCAATTTCATGAACTGGGTACACACGTTCATTGTGATTACGTACACCACCTTGAATGAATATACCTTTCATATAACAGTTCTTGCCTTTACCGTCATGTGAATCCTCAGTAAGGATCTCCAATCTAGCCGCATCGTATGTTAAATTTTCTTTAAGGTATAAAGCCATTTTTGTTTCCTAATTAAGCACGTGGTTTAAGTGTGCTTTTTGTATTAACTGGACGACGTCCGTCATTACCAGCCAATTTGCCTTCTTTTTCGCCAACTTTCTCAGCGCCGTGGCCGCCATCGCCATTACCGTCCCAAACTTTCTTATTGCCTGGTACGTTTTTGAATTTACCAGCATCAGGTAATTTACCTTCGCCTTTAGTATATTCGTTAGTTGCTTTAGCTGGACGTGATCCATCTGGGTTTTGATCAGCTTTCCCTGTAGCAATATTACGGCCACTAGCTGCGCCAGCACCGATTGGGTTTTTACCTGCTACTGGATCTTTTGTGTTAGGAGCTGATTTGAAGCTTTTACCAGTACCAACTGTTTTACCTTCTTTACCATCTAACTCACCTTGGTATGGAGTACCAACGTTTTCAACGTATTCACGAACGATAGATTCATCTAACTCTTCTTCTTCGTCGTCTTCGTCTTCTTCTTTTGACTCATACATGCCTTCCATTTCGTCTTCATGGCCAAATTCTTCTTCTTCGCCACCGAAGTCTGGATCAGTGATACCGTCATGGTGTTCTGGTTCGTGTGCTTCATCAGCCATTAAAGCATCAAATTCAGCTTTAAGTTCGTCAAGTGCTGACTCTAGATCTAACACGCGATCTTCGATTTCTTCTTCACCGTGTTCTTCACCACCGAATTCATCATGGCCTAATTCTTCTTCGCCACCGAATTCGCCGTCTTCTTCCTCTTCTTCAGAAATACCTTCTTCGTCTAGGCTAACTTCGTCAACTAGGTCTTCAACTTCGTTGCCGCCGATTGTTTCATCTAGATCTTCTTCTTCTACTAAACTTTCGTAGATGTCGCGTGATTTTTCCACTACAATAGCGTGGAACAATGCGCGAGCTTTGTCGTTTTCATCGTTAATAATGAATTCAACTAATTGTTCGTATTTGTTCATTGTGAACTCCTTCAAATGATAATATAAGTTTCGAAACTTACATCGGTAAGATGTATTATGTTAATGTATTTACAAAATTTATGGAAAATTGGGGTTAAATGCGTATTTTTTGAATCGTTTTGAGAGATAACTAAGCAGACATTCCGCCTTCTCCACCTTCTGCTGGTGGTTGAGCATATTGAGTACGAACCTTTTCTAACTTTTGTTCGTGTTCTAATTTACGTACATCATTCATAACACGTAGGCGATTTAACTGTTTTAAAGTTAATTTAGTTTTACGTAGGTCAGACAATTTAAGAACAGTATTATCGTCTTCTTCTTCGTAGTGGCCAGTTGGCGTAGGTTCTATTATTTCAAATAAGTTCATACTATTATTTACCTATAATCCCAAACTACCGCCAGGTGCTCCGTTTCCGCCGCCAGGTTGACTAGCAGCATTGCCAATTTCGTCAGGCGAGCCAGGTGCTGCGCCAGGTGCTGGAGCACCACCAGGTTCAGGTGTTACGTTTTCTAAATCTTGTTGTATACCTGCGTTAGTTACATTAACCGAACGTAAGCCAGCTTCTGGTGGTGTTGTGTCTTCGGGTTTACTGTTTTCTTGGGTCCATAACTCATCGTTACGTGTCATTTCTTCTTCGCTTAGATCTAGGTAACGCTCTAATAAGAAACGTTTGCTTAGGTACGGAATTTGTTCTAATGCTGTAAATGTGTTGATACGTGTTTGGTCAAGCTCAGCTTGGCGATATTTACTAAAGTTTTGCGGCTCATTGAAGCGTAGTTCAAACAAACTGTTATCAATGTTTACTCCTCTCCAACGCATAAACATTTTAAATTCAGCATCTAATTTTTCAGCAATCAATCTTTGTAGTCGCATACAATATTGATTAAATCGCCATTCTTGAATTAATGCTGTGGTTGCTTTACCGTCACTGAATGTAGCTGTGCTTTCATCTGTGCCTGTAGGCAAGTAGCTACTAGGAATACGTAGACCACGGAACATTTTATTAGTAAAATAACGTAAGTCAGTGATTTCACCTAAGTTTTGACCGCCTGGGAATACTTCAACAGTACTGCCACGGCCATCTGCTGTTACAGGAAAGAAGTAGTCTTCGTTAGTGCTTAATGGATTATATGTAGCATCCATCATGTTCTGTCCACTTTGGCTTTGTGTAGGAATTCTACGTTGGTGAATTTCGTTTTTAACACGGTCAACATAGGCCATGGCCATATGTGTTGGCATGTTACCTACGTCAATCTTAAAGATACGACGTTCCGGAGCACGTTGTATACGATAGATAATAATACTATCTTCTAGTAGTTCTTTTTGTTTAAAGATCTTAAAGATACTTTCTAATACACTATTACCAAATGGCCAGTTTAAGTCTAGACCTTCTGTTAGGCTTAGGTGTACTACGTGTTCAGCATCAATAACTGCTTCATTTTTAGCATGACTAAAACGTGATCCACCACTGTATGGACTCTGTGGTTGAACATAACTACCACTAGGACCGCCAACTTGTGGATGGTTAATGTAAGTATCGCTCGAGCTTAGTGCTGTAGCAGTTAGGTTTTGAAAGTTAATATTAAGGTCTTTGATAATGTATTGCTCTGGCTTTTTACCTTCTGCTTCATTAACAATAACTTTAGTTACTTTAAACATTTCTGTCCAGAACAATTTAAATGTTTCTGGATCACGTAGGAATACTTGATCGCCGTATTTGATACAGTTACGGAATAGTTTGAATAAACGTTTGTTTAGATCGTTTAAGCTAACCCATTGTTGTAGTTGATCCTTAAGGATCTTAACTTCGTTGTCTGTTGGATCTTCTTTAAAGAATAAGTCAAATCCTGTACCGTTTTCAATGTTTGTTTGTGTGCTAAACTCAGCAATAATGTCAAGGGCAGCATTTACTTCGCTGTCCATGTCCATTTGTTCATATTGATTATAGCGTTCTGTACGATTTGGGTGCCCGATATATACTTCAGGTAATGAACTTGCGTAGCTTTGGTAACCAGGACTAACCATACTACCGCTTCCGCTACCTAGTGGACTCATCATTCCGCTAGTGTTTGCTGTTTTAAAATGCTTTTTCCAAGACATGTATTATTCTCTCAAGATACAATATTTATCGGTATCATTAGGTTACGTAATATTAATTAGTATTCATAGCCACTTTAGCAGTATGTGTTACGTTTTCTTTCATTAG